GCTAGCGCCCACACCGACCAACGCCCGGCCGCGGCCCATGCTGGACAGCTGGTCGTTGCTCAGGATCTGCTCACCGCCGTGTACCACGGCCAGCTGCGGGGCACCGGCCGGGCCAGGAACCACACCGCCGCCGGCGAAGTGCAGCAGGCCCGCCAGGCCCGAGGCGTCGCCGCGGGCCGCGTTGAAGGCACCGCGGAGCTTGCCGAAGGCGCCCACGATCGAGTTGATGATCGGCTGTAGGAAATGCCAGAAGTCCAGCACCGGCGCCTTCATCGCATTCCAGACAGTGAGCCACTGATCGAGGATCTGCTGGTACTGCGCCACGAACTGGGCCACTACGGCATGCCAGGCCGACTGCAGCCACTGCCACACGTTCTCGGCGATGTGTTTGATCCAGTTCCACACCGTGGTCCAGTGCGTCACCAGTTCGTAGATGCCGATGGCCAGCGCGGCGATCGCGGCGATGATGAGCATGATTTCCCAGGTGGCGGCCACGTTTGCGATGGCCGCCTGGATCAGCGCCACCGTCCACGCACCGATCGCCACCACCAGGACGCCGCCGATCGCGATGGCCAGCACCTTGACGGTCTCGCCGTTCTTGCCGACCCACTCGAACATGGACTGCAGCTTCGGGATCAGCCAGTTGCCGATCTTCACCCCGACCATCTGCAAGGTGGCCACGAACTCCGACCACTGCTGACTGAACTGTTTCTGCTGCTGCGCCCACGCCTCATCGGTGGTGGCGGCCCGCGAGGCGGCCGTACCGAGCTGGTCGTACTTGCTCTTGAGTTTGTCGGTCTCCTCCAGCAGGGTCAGGATGCTGCCCGAGGTTTTGCCGCCGCCGAAGGCGTGCTCGATGATCGCGTTCTGCTCCACCGCAGACTTGCCTGAGTCCTCCAGGTGCTTCTTCAGATCGGTGACCGCGACCAGCAGGCCGTTGGGCTGGCGCAGGTCGGTGGCCAGCGCGGTGGCGGACAGTCCGATCGAGGCGAGTGCGTCCCGGGCCGGGCCGGTCGGCGCCGCCATCATCGCGATCGTCATCCGCAGCCGGGTGGCCGCCTCGTCCGCGGGCACGCTGTTGTCCGCGATCGTCGCGATGGCCGCGGAGAAGTCCTTCATTCCGAGGCCGGCGCTTTTGAAGCTGGGCAGGATGCCGGTACCGATGGCCGCGGTCAGCTGACTCATCCGCATGTCACCCATGCCGACGGTGGCGTTCAGATAGCTGATCGCGTCGGCGGCGTTGCTGACGTCCTTCATGCCGATACTCATCACGCCGGACATGGCGTAGGTGACGTCGTCCAGGTCGGCCATGCCGATCTTGGCCAGCCTGGCCGCCTGCGTCAGCACATCCATGGCCTGCGCCCCGCGCATGCCGGTGCTCTCGATGTGGTACAGGCCCTCAGCGAGCTTCTCCGGGCCGATCCCCACCGTCGGGGCCAGGGCCAGCACCGACGTCTTGAGCTTCTCCACCTCGGCCTGGGAGGCGCCGGCCTGGGTGTGGACGAGCTCCATCTGCTGGTCGAAGGACATCGCCATCTTGACGCTCTCGTAGGCAACCCCGGCCATGCCCACAGCGAGGGCTGCGGCGGCGACCTTGCCGGCGGCGGCGAACTTCGTCTGGGCGGCTTCGAGCGACGACATCTCGGCCTTGACCTCGCCCATACCGGCGGAGTACTTGCCGATCTCACTGACCACCTGGGCCACGACCGGAGGCAGATAACCAGCGAGACTCATGTCGCCCCCGCCCGGTGTCTACTTGAGAGTGGCCTCGGTCCATGCCGCCACGAAGACGCGGCGGATCTCTTCCTGGAGCTCGCCATAGGATGGCTGCAGGGAGGGCCGGGCCGGCAGGACGCCGCGGCCGGTCGGGCCGCCCAGCTCCTGCACCCGGCCATAGACCGCGGTCGGGCCGACCGAGCCGCGCCACGAGTTCGCCGTCAGCGGCTCCGGGCCGGTCACGGTGATGGAGCGGCGCAGGTTCCCGGTAATCAGGGCCGGCGGCTCACCCGCACCCGACGGGGTCGGGGTGCCCTTGCGGTGGGACTTGAGGCCCAGCTTCTCCTTGGTGCGCTTCTCGATCAGGTGCAGCGCCTTGGCGGTGGCGGCCAGGGTCGCGCGGCGCATCTGCTCAACCTTGAGGTCGACGCCGGCCAGGAACCGGTCGACACCCTTGATGACGATCACGACTTGCGGGCCTTCTCGTCCTGGATCTCGGCGAGGATCTCGGCCAGCGCCGGGAGCCGGTCGATGTACCAGGCCGGGTTCTCGGCCATCGTCTGCGCGGCCGTCCAGTGGTACCGCTCCGCAAAAAACGCGAGTGAGGCAGTCCGCTCCATCAGTTCGTCCTCGTCACTGATCCGGGCCCGGACCTCAGACCAACCCGACAGGAGCGCCTTTACTCGCTGCCGGGCGGAGTAGGGGAGCCGGGCTCGGTGTTGTCGATGCTCGCCGTCGGGGCGGGCCCGATCAGGTCCAGGACCGGTTGCAGGGCACCCTCGATGGCGTTGAGGTCGCGGGCCTTCAGCTTGCGCCACGCCGCCGCGTTGGCCTGCGGCGTGCGCGGGTCGTCCAGGTAGGCGATGTCCCATGTCTTGATGGCAACCGCCATGGCGGCCACAAACAGCTTGTTGGTGGTCTCCCCGCCGGTGTCGGCCGCAGCGATGGTGCGGCGCAGGGCGTGCACGTCGGCGCCGGTCAGGTCGTCCAAATCGACGAACTCGACGGTCCCGCCCGAGGGCAGGGTGAGCGGAGGTATCTGGCTGTCCATCTGTTCTCCCACCGGATTGTGATGAAGCGGTCAGTACGAGGCGGTCGCGTTGGCCACGGTCACCTTGATCGGCGACAGGCCGCCGGACGCGCCCGCGTTGGTCGAGTTCATGACGCCTTTGAAGGTCGCGTCGTAGCCGACGGCCTCAGCCCCGCGGTTGATCTTCGTGGTCTCATAGGCGGCCAGCTGGCAGTCGATCTGCAGGTTGCGGTTGTTGATGACCGTCAGGCCATTGTCCGTGACGAGCTGCAGCTGCGGCTGGGTGTTGTTCAGCAGGTAGAGCATGTTGTTCGACTCATCCGCGGGCGCGGTGAACTTGAGCTTGCCCTCCACGTCGAGGGCGCCGCGGAAGACCACGAACGGGGACTGGAGCGTGCCCTGATGGGTGAACAGCGCCTTGAGTGCGCGCTTGATCGTGATCTCCCACTCCCCGACCGTGGACACCTGCGTGCCGCCCGACGCCGGACCGGCCAGACCCAGCTTGGTACGCCAGCCCGCCTGCGGGGGTTCCGCCGACGTAGCTGCGGTCGGCGGCGCCGCGGCCACCGAGGAGGGCCACGCCAAACCCTTCGCCGACCACATCACCAAGCTGGACTCGGCGTTGCCCTTGAGCGTGAGCTCGGACAGGCACGCGCCCGGGTAGATGCGTGCGAAGTTTGAGGCCGAGGGCGGGCCCTGCCAGTCGTAGAGGGTCAGCGACCCGGGCTGGCCAGTGCCCGAGTTGAGCAGCGACGCCGCGTGGGTGAATGGGGTGGCGCCGGCGTCGGTGATGTCGCCGAGAATGTTGTTCAGGAACCACGGCAGCATGTCGAGGAAGGCCGGGCCCTCCAGGGACCACTCGACGATCTTCACGCCCTGGATGACCCCGGCCAGGTTGGCCATGCTGCCGCGAAACGACGTGTCCTCCAGCGGGGTCGGCTTGTCCTCCGGTTCGAACTTGTCCACCGGGATCGTCGCCGTCATCGCGGCCAATGTGCCCTGGGCGGTGATTTCTTTGCCCAGGCCGATGAACTGTTTGGCGCTGGGATAGACAACGGGAGTCGGCATTTACTCGGCCTCTCCGAGACGCAGGTCGGTGGTTGGGGGCTTCGGCGCGGCCGAGTTCGAGTTCGGCACCGGGTCGACCTGGTCTGATTGGGTGGCGTGCTCGGCCGGCGGCTGGTAGCCCTTGGCGGCCTCGGCGTAGTTGGCCGCCTCCAGCGCGGCCAGGGCGCCGGCCTCGGCGTCGTCGGTCTCGACGTCGGCAGGAGTCTCAGGGTCGGTCATGGTGTCTCCTATGCGACGTCGTAGGCGTGGGCTTCGAAGCTGATCAGCAGGTAGGCCTTGGTGGTGTCGACGTCGGTGGCGGCCTGCTCCAGGTGGGTGGCGATCTCGCCGCCGCCGTCCTCGGAGCCCTCGCCGACCTGGAAGTTTCCGGTCTCGATACCGCCGGTGCCCAATGTCGGGTCGAGCCGGATCCGGGTGACGAGCGCGTCGCGCAGCGCGTAGGCGAAGTCCTGGCAGTCCTCCGCATAGGCGGCCTTGGACCACACGAAGCAGTGCATCTCGACCGCGTAGTGGACCTTGCGCCGGCCCGCGATGGCGGGCAGAGCGATGCGGTGGTCGCGGGTGTCGGGCAGCTGCACGACCATCTGCGCCCCGGACACCGAGCCCACGGGCAGGCCGGCGAAGTAGTCGTTGTAGTCGTCGCGTTTGGCCCACGCCCGGCGGACCACGGCCAGGCCGGCGGTGACCAGCGCCGCCGGCGGGGTGCGGTAGGTGCGGGTGTTCGGGTCGTAGCCGCCGCCGAAGTACTGGCAGACCTGGTCGATGACGGTGGCCGCGGTCACCGCGAGCGCCGGTAGCCGAGCAGCGCCCGCATCGCCTTCTGCTCCCAGGTCGAGGCCTCGTCGGCCTTCTTGCCGGTGGCCGACTTGACCCGGGCACCCGGCCAGTTCGCTGACGCCGGGCCGTACCGCTGCAGCCCGTCGATCGTGTAGTAGACCGTGGCCAGCATCAGGTTCTGGTCGAAGCCGGTCACCCCGGCGCCGGCCACATGCGCAAACGCCGTGGCCGAGACCGGGATCGCGGCCGGCGTGAACGGGGACGTGTTCTGTCCGGCCCAGCCGGCGCCGACAACAACGGACTCTTCCTTGCCGGGCTCCCAGATCCGCAGGACGTCACCGGCGAAAATGCCGGTCGGGTTGGACACGGTGACCGTGGTCGCGCCCAGGATGCAGGAGGACATGGTGGCGTTGGCGTACCCGGCCACATACGTCCAGGAGGTGTACAGCTCCCACGACGTGGCCGGCACCCCGAACTGCAGCACACCCGAGAAGGACGTGTTCTGCCCGGCCAGCTCGACCACGATCTGGGTGTCGGCCTCGACCCGGAACAGCGGTGTCCCGATCGAGGTGACCTGGCTGAGCGTGGAGGCGTACGTGTAGGACTGCAACAGCCGGACCGGGGCGTCCTCGGCCTTGTGCTTCAGCCGGCCGCGGCGGTCAACGAAGCCGCGGTCGTAGTCGGTCTGGATGTGGGCCTGGATTGGCTGGTCGCAGAAGTTCTCCACCTGCGCCGAGGCCATCAGCAGGCAGTTGAACAGTTGCGCGTCCTGGTCGGCCTGGGCCGTGTCGCCCGAGCGCAGGTTGTTCAGGTCCAGGTAGGTGGGGTGGGCTTTGAAGCTGGCGACGGTGACGAACGGGATGGTCAGCATGTTCTGCTGGGCCACCGGGACCGCGGTCGTCACCGGTCATCCCTACTTGCCGGAGTACTTCGGGTCGGCCTTGACCGGCTCGGCCTTGACCGGCTCGGCCTTGACCGGCTCGGCCTTGACCGGGTCAAGGTCGACCGGGTCGGCCTTGACCGGCGCGGCATCCGGCTTCGGCGGGTCGGCCGGGATCTCTCCCGCGGCCTTCAGGTCGAGCAGCTTCCGCAGCGTCTCCTGGTCCAGGTTGGACAGCAGCACCGCCAACTGCTCCTCCGCCGACGCACCCGGTGGCAGGGCCGGCTCACCCGGCGCGGAGAACGTCCACACGCCGTGCTCGCAACCCCACGCCGTGGTCGACGGGTCGAGGGTCGACGGTTCGCAGATCCCGCACAGCGTTGCCGAACTCGCGGGGGCCGTGTTGGTACCGGTATCGGTCTTCGTCTTCGGGGGCATCAGTTCTCCTCCCCGCACGCTCCACAGCGGCGGAAATAGTTGCGGCGGTGGCAGCGGGGACATTCGTAGCCGCGGGCGTTGTCGTGCCAGCCGACCGCGACGGCCAGGCCCTCACGCCGCAGCGCGCGGGCGTCATGCTCGGGCACCTCGATGGTTCCGTCGCGGCGCTTGGCGTAGGTGCGGGTGCCGTACTGGCCTTCGACCTGGACCGAGTAGGCGCCGTCCAACGGCAGCAGGCGGGCCACGGCGGCTCCCTCGGG